GGATGATCCTAAAGAATTTAGTAGGATTTTCTACAACTCTTAAAAGTAGTCCCAAGACGGTGGCAACCTGAAAAGTGAAAGCTTTAAGGCGAACGCAAACTAATGGTCCGTCTATAAACATAAAGTTTCCAATGAAAAGACCATGAATATTAGAGTCAGAGAGGCTGTGAAGCCCCGATGACACTAAGTCCATAATAAATTCACTGAAAACAATATTTGCTCTCACTATATATGATATCAGATTAATTTTAAAATTAATCCGTATTCAAAATCATATTTGATCAGATTCGTCAATTAATAGAATTGAAAAAGTTTCACAATTAAAGAGTTTAAGAAAACACTTCGTTCGCTTAGCTTGTTTAGAACCTTTAATAAAGATAGAAACCTCCATATGGAGGTCCTCTCTTCGTCAAGATTCCAATTTCAATTTAATTAACCTAACAGCCCTACAAGACAGAGTCACCAAAAGTGACGATGTGTGTCGGGCGGTCCTTACAGTCTGTTGAAAATCGAGAGATTTGAATCTAGTCCCCGTCGTTGACCTGAGCAGTATAACTGCTCCGGGACCAGCGAAGGAAGATTTAGATTTAATATCTAACGAGATTCTTCAAAACTGAAGTAAATTAGGTATCAAAAGTGATTCTCAAGAATACTGGTATGAAGATGCAATGTGCATTAAGCCGGTATGGTCCTCTAAAAGAGGGCCGAACGGTCATGCATGTTACACGTCCATATTAGAGGAAGCTTCAAGACCAGAAGAACAAGAAGTAATACTCAGTAAAATTACTGAGCATTACGGATGCTCGACTGGCGATGTGGTTTCCCCTACTCTTTCTTTGAATACGAAAGAGCAGAACCTTAAATCACCCAAAACTCTGTTTAGAAGGTTATCAGCTCTAGCTGATTATGAAGGTAAAACCCGAATAATCGCGATTGCTGACTACAAAACACAAACAGTGTTGAGGCCAATTCATGATAGGTTAATGACCATGCTCAAAAGAATGAGTATGGACTTAACTTATCATCATGATAACATTGCTAAAGAGGTCAGTAAATACTGGATCAAAAAGGATGGCTTGCCAACCTCTATTGATTTAACAGCAGCTACCGACCGATTTCCAATGGAGATCATATGCAC